AGTACCTATATTAAAAGTCTCAGCCCAAAGCTCTTTATCTACAACACTTCTAGACCATATGATTTCTGACAACTGCTCAGGTGATGATAGATTATAAGGCCTATCTCCCATGACACATTTAATTATTTTAGTATTTTGTATTGCTTTTTCTTTTCTTTCTATTTCATAATCAGACTGTACCTTATCAAGTATATCCATATCAATGCGTATACCATTACGTTCTATGTCAATAAGTACATCTGCCATATCATTAGTAAGCTCAACAATATTTTTCATACTGCAATGTTCATCGTCTTTTAATAGTTTATACTGAGTGTCAAACAAGTCACCACAAGATAGCAAGTCATATATATTATATTCTTCTACTATATCTTTTGGTATGGCCTCAAAGCCTGTACCATTTTTAAATAGTTCTTCAACTAATTCAGATTTCTTTTCTGTAACATTCCATCGTTTACAGGATTCAGATAAAGACAATGCTAACTTTTGACCACGAGCATATAAGTATTCAACAATCATGGTATCCCAGAGCTTGCCATCGTATTTAAAACCACACTCTCTAAGCCAGGACAAATCAAATTTAACATTATGTGCAATCAATAATGTAGTCTTGTCGAGTATGTCTTGTAATTCTTTATGGGATTTTTTTATATCTATGTTGGGTAGTTCATCGTGATTAAACCATATAACTTTTCTTTCTTCTGGTTTATCTATAGGCATAACACCTACACATACCATGTAGTTATCTGGTTTGTAAGGGGAAGGACTTTTATTTGAAACTGTTGTTTCTATATCTAATACTAATTTCATTATGTTACCTTGTGTGTGAAGGGCAGGCAGAAATAGGAATAAAACTACCTACCCTTCAAGTCATCGGATAGAGGACTATAGCTTAACCTGAGCCTGCTTTAAAGCATGTTCAAGTTTCTTAACTGTGTGTAGACAATCTTCTATGTATAGATTTTTCTCTTGAGTGTTAAGAGGCGAAACCACTAAAAAGATCTCATCTATAATGTCTACAACTTCGTCACCAGAAAAGTTACTTAAACCACTAACAACATTACTCCATACAGCAACACTGCTTAAAGGCTTAGACTTAGCTTCTATAATAATATCAGCCTGTTCTCCGACAATGTCAACTTCTTGCTTAGGAATTTCTATCGGACTAGGTGAGGGGATAAGATCACCTTCGTCTTCAAAGACAGAAAACTCTTCTAAAACATCTGAGTTGACAGATAAGTCTTCGACACTAGGTAAGTTTTTGGGGGGGACAGTACCTTCGTCTAGACTTAAATCTTCTTGTGGCTCATGTATAACCACCTTAGATTTGCGTAATCGTTTTAAAGCTTCTGAAATAGATTTTACTTCATCTGTTTCAATCCAATCTAAAACTTGTGTGCGGCACACTGCAATCTTTCTATAGTTGTGTGCCATTTGTCTACTAAATGGTAGGTTTTCAGTAACCCAGGATTTCCATTTAATACCATTAAGACTGCAATGATCTTGTGCTTCTATAAGTAAGTCACCAATTTCAATAGCAGTTACTAATGTCTTCTTAACTAAGCTTTGCATAGTCATGGCTTTGTTGCTTATTAAGGAGCTATACTCGTTGAGTACAGGATCTACTTTAATAGGTAGTGTTTGATTCATAACTTTCTCCTAATCTCTGAATCGTGCTGTGTCAGAATCGACAACACATACCCAACGATCTTGAACACCATTAATTTTATTCTTAACAACATTTACCCATCGTTGGTTAGTGTCGCCCTCTTCAATATTTTCTTTACCAAAGAGGACTATTAAATCAGCTTCACCTGCTTTACCTGTTTTAGAGCCTGTCATCATGCCATAGTGTAGCATTGTCTTACCCTCAGCTTCTGCAGATAACTGATTAAATCCTAAGAATACACAATTGTATCGTTTAGCAATAGATCTTGCTTGGCCATACAATTCTGTTAAACGAATATCTTCACGAGCAAATGAGCCTGACATAGGTACTTTATCAAGTATATCAACACATACAATATCAGGTCTTTCCTGCTCTACTTTCATCTCAATCTGACCTAGTGTCATCTGGTCACCATCAAGTACAATAAGATTGTCACCAACTTTCTTCCATACTTCTTTTAACTTTTCATTCTGACCTTTTAACTCACGAGTTACTATACCAGAGGCAGCAGATAACATTCTATGAGTATGTCTTTTAGGTAACTCTTCATTTGTAATACATAATACTTTAGCACCTTGATCTAGGAATCCTCCTGGACCTGCAACAGAGTAATGCCAGAACATGGACTTACCTACATTAGGCCTAGCACCACATATAGCTAACATACCTCTTTCAATACCTGGTACTCTTGCATCTAAGGAGGGTAAGTTAAATGCGAAAGAGTACCCTTCATCCATACCACTTAATAACGAATCAACGTCTAGATTTAGTTCACGTTTATCGCTATGGTCTGTGGTAGCATGAATAACTTTTAATTCTTCTAACTGACGAATTACAGGATAAGGATCGTAATGCTCACCCTGTACAATCTTGATAGCTTCTTGAGCTACTTGTCTTGCAGATTCTTGGATAGATAATTTTCTTACCATATCTCTAGCAACATCTACACCTATATCTTCTACCTTTGAAAGGTTACTAAAGATTGATTGTACTTGTGCCGCTTTAGCTGATGATAAATCAGGATGAGATGTAAGGTAATGTTTTTCTACCTCGGTTATAGTTAAGTCTCTATCGTATGCATCGTAAGCTGAATAGATAGCATCCTTAATTGATTTTGTTCCGTTCAAGAAGACACTATCTGCTACATCTTTTACTTCTCTTGCAAAAGTTCTATCTGTGACTATCTTCTTTAATAGTTCTCTATATACGTCTGTTGTACTCATATCCTATTTCCTATTTGTAATTCATTCATTGCTTGCTCTTTACTAAAATATTTTAAATCATCTCTAATCATAGCGATTCTACAATTAGTATATACACTCATAGTCTTCTGGATGTCAAATGATTTTGAATAAGCATCTGGATCTAGTGCTACAATAAGTGTATCAAACTGTTTTAAAATATCTACATAACTCTCAAGTAATGATGTTCCTAATAAAGCAATGCCTGTACAAAAAGGTGCGACTGTAGTTGCTGATGTAGCATCTTCTACAATCACTCCTGTAGTGCCATTGCCTATCATGTAAGGGCATAGGCCATTATCATATCTATACCACTTAGGTTTTTGATAAGAGTTCAATGACCTTCCCACTGCTCCTACTACTTCATCTTCATGCATTATAGTAAACACTGCACGATGCCTTTTGATGTCATAGCAAAATCTTTCTTTATTTTGTAAGTATCCTTCCATACAATTATATTTCTCCAGGTAGTTCATAGTTTCTTTTGAGCGATTAGCTTCAACGAAATACTCTGGTAGAATAAACTTTTCTTTTTCTTCTTCGATGTCAAACGTATTTGACACAATTCTTGATAAGTCGTCTACAGTTAGATCTTCTTCTGTATTTCCTTTAGCAGAACAAGAAGCACTGAAACAATTCCACAATAAAAAACCCCTCCGCTTAGTTATCGAAAGGGTTTTAGTATGGCCGCAGAAGATACAATCTATTCTTTTGTTTGTACCTTCATCTAAATCTAATTCTTTTATCTTTTCTAATTGATTATATATTCCATTCTGCATTCTATAATGGGGCAGGTTTTATATATACCCCCTCTACCTTGTTGGTAGTAGTTATACTCACGAAATTTCATCTGTCAACTACATTAGATATTTTTTTATTTGCACGCATTACACTACGCATTGAGTTATGTAGATGTTCCAGGCACTCAAGCTCTGCGGCACCTTCTATATATTCTGATCTTACTAACTTACTTTGTATAGATTCAATAGATTTAAATACATCTCTCAAGTCATCTAAAATATTTTCCATAATTATTCTCCCTCTAATTCTATCTCACTAGTGTAATGTTTATATACACCTCTTCGAGATAATTTCCCATGGACAAGCTGTATCGTAATATCGTCTTTCACCAAAGACAATCCTGAACAATATATTACAAATATTAAATTAACTATAATAGCTTTTCATATATTCGACACAACAAACCCCATAAAAAAACATGGCAACTAAGGTTTATTTTAATTGCCATGCTCACACATATAAGGATGTTCTTACATATATACGTAAACTTTCTGTAAAAACAATCTTGACATTACGATTTATTTTTTAACAAACACTTGCTATTGAAGATGCTACATTAGCTTTGAAGGCTACTGCTAAAGCAATAAACATCATTAATAACAATATGTTAGACGCATAATTAAGTATTTTCATCATAGTTCTCCTTGTTGTTTTTCTTTCTGTTGTATTTCTTTTTATCTGGAACAACCCTAGTATATGTATTTTGTTTCTCTCTAACTACTCTAGGTTTGTTTATTTTGTCCTTCATCTTACCAATGCCTAAGCACTCCTGCTACTATAAAAAAACAGGTTATCCAGGTAACAGACCTTTCAATTAGTCTTACATACAATCCAATCTTTGCGTCACGTTGCCGCAGAATTGCAGTCTTAGGTGTATCGTCATCTGTCTCACCTATAGGATAGTCAATAGCTCTTGCTAGTATTTTTTCTAACGCATTATACATTAGTTTAAATCCTTTGGATCTATTTCTTCATCTTCTAATTTAACTTTTTCTAAGTCTTTTAATACAGAAGATACTTCTGGAAACATTACCTGCATAGACGGAAAGTCAGACCAATTCTGTTCATCAAACTGCTCTACTAGTTTCCCAAAATCTTTTTGAGTAGTGTGTGTTCTCCAAACAGTAAGGCCTAAGAATATAAACAGACTAGCAACATCCATAGGATGTATTTTCTTTCCGTTTAATTGCAGTATGCATTCTAAAAATTTCATACTTATTTCTTTTACGTCATCTTCTGATAGGTCATCACTTTTTGTAAACATTTTTATTCTCCTTCCTTAATAACTCTTCTTTAAATCTTTTCCACTGTGGGGATGTAGTATCTACACGATCCTTTTTTAATTGTACAGTAATAAAATTATGTTCATGTTGTGGGTTAGTCATTTATACCTCCATGTTTTTTAGTATGTGTTCAATAACTCTTACAGTAAATCCGTTACCAAGCATTTTGTATCGTTGGGTATTTGATACTCCATCGGTGTAGTTATCTGGCACAGTTTGTAATCTCTCGCATTCCAATGGTGTAAGCTTACGCCAGGTTAGTTCCTCTTCTTGCTCTATCTGTATTGTATGTTGCTTAGAAGTGTTAGCAGTTATGGTATTAGACTTATCATCTTTTCTTTCTACTAAATGTCTCATGTGTCTAGGCGACCAATCCTTACCTGTCTTTTTCTTATGCTCTCGTCTTATCTTATTAGCTTCTGGTGTTCTTACCTCAGTCATAGATTTAACTGCAACTTTAGGCTCTCTATGGCCACCACCCATTGTTGTAAGTGTAGGTGACTTACCATTCTCTGAGTATACTCGCTTAATAATATCGTAACCTTTTAAGTCTGCGGCAGTACCAACTTGTTTCGGTGTATCGTAAGTAGGGATCATCGTTCTCTGTTTCCTTTCAATACTATTCCAGGCGACAGCACCTTGATAGGTAGCAGTTAAAGCATAAGCCTTACCATCCTTTGTTGTCATCTTCTTTAACTCGTCATTTGCTTTTTCACTAATGTAACCATTCGCATAGCCATGCGTTCCTGCAGATATCGTTGGGGATTTTTTATCTATATCATGTATTGTATTGCATTGACTTTTATAGTCAGGATTTAATTGATTACCGCCTGCATAGTTTTTCTGCAATTCTTTACCTGCATAAAATTCTTTAGTAGGAAAATCCTCTAATACATCTCTTAATACTAAACCAACATCTTCTGGCTGTTCAATGTTTGGTATGTTAGTCCAATACAATCTGTTTCTATTCTGTGCCGAAAGTAATGCAGAGTTAATCAGAATAGGTTCGATACTAAATAGGCCACCATTAGAACACTCAGGATATATAGATGATATTTGTTCTGATATCACAGCTTGAAACTCTTTCTTCATCCTTACATTCTCAAGCAAGAAGTATTTAGGTTTAACTTCTTTTAATATTCTAACAAACTCAAAGAACAATGCAGATCGTGGATCATCAAATGCTAATTGTTTGCCTGCAAAACTAAATCCCTGACAAGGACTGCCTGCAACAATCAAATCAATCTCAGGTAAATCTTTACCTTTGATATCTTTGACATCACCTAGGTGTACAGTATCTGGGAAATTCTTTTTTGCTATTTGTATTCCATATTTATCTATCTCACTTGCATAGTAAGTATCGACTTTGATACCTAAGTTCTTTAATGCAATTTGAGTACATGACATGCCGTCAAATAAACTAAGTACTTTCATTATTCTTCTCCTTATATTCGTCAACTAATCCCCACCAATATGGGGTATCGTTTAACTCATCAACTACTAATTTATCTATTTTTATATAGAGATCAACAGAGTCATCACAACTTTTTCCTTTAGTAGGCTCTGCTCTATCTCTTAAACTAATTAGTTCATCTAGTATTTTTTTATGTGACATTACCATTATTCTTCTCCTAATTCATATGTGTCAGATTCTTCCCAACAAATATCTTCTTCTTTGTCTTCAGGTTTCCAATCTTTGTCTGCAAGACACATATTGTCTACTTTGTTTCTTGCATCGTATTCGTCTTCAGCTTCTACATCTACATAAAAGTATCTAGTCTCACGCATTCTTACTCTATATTTTTTAACCATTACTCTCTCCTATGTTAATTCTACTGTAACACCATTGTTATCAGTATATAAATAATCTGTTTTACCATTTGTAAATAATAATAGCTTGCGTAGTTCTTCACTAGACATTGAGCTTAGTACCCTTTCAGCACTAGACCTAAGTTCAGCATCTGTTTCACAAGTATCAAAATTTAATTGATGTTTGTTGATGATGATAGATCTCTCTATCTTTACTTCTATAGTTTCTTCTAACATTGTAGTCATTAGTTCCCTCCATTACTGAATAGTATAATCTCTACTAGACCAAATAATACTATAAGTAAACTACCTATAAAAGGTACTAGTAGTATCTTTAATGTCATCATATTGATTTTATAGTTTTGTTCTTTCGTTAGTTTCTTCATTACTCTCCTCCCTCATCATCAAAACCTAAAAAATGCACAAACATTTGTGCTTCTTCATCATGTTTAAAAACATTGCAGTTATCACACTTTTGTATTTCATCTTGCCAATCTTCGTTATTAGATAAAATCCAACCTTTATTATCACAATCTAAACATTCCATTACTCTCCTCCTTGTATCTCAGGTTTTTTATGCCATCTACCTGATACTTCATCACGATATAGATCTAAAGGCCTACTGTTGCCGCCTGTGTGTGACATAGCCTTAGTAGTCTTTCTTCTATTCTTTCCTGGTATTTGTTTTTTAGCCATTATTTTACCCTCCATATACGCCATTGATTATCACCAACCTTTCTACTCACATACTTGTGACCAGAATTACTTCTTTTGGCACGAGTAAATACATGAGATAGAAAAGCTTTCACTACTTTGTGATCTTCTACTAATATAGAATCGTTTACTTCAAATTCTAATTCATGAAAACCATACTTACTTAGTTGTGGTCTACCTTGTCCTGTATCTTTAGGCATAGGTATGTCTTTTTCTATTTGTAATTTAGTCATTAGTCTTCTCCTTTTTTATATTATCAAAATCATACTTAGAGCAGTACCTAGCAACATCATGTTTGTTAAGTACGTTACTATATTTATCTAAGTATTTATTATACAAAGCCATCCTAAGTTTTAAATCAGGATGAACGTAGTCCATAAATTGTTTAAGCATTTTGATCCTCCATAAATACTCTTTTCAATCGTAATAAAGATAATTGAGATTTACTTAAATTTCTACCTGCATTTAATCTTTTAAAACCTTCAGGATTTAATAAGTAACCTTCTCTATTTTTATAGTACATTTTTTTATTCATTATATATTCTCCATAAATTGTTCAAATAAAGTGTCTTCACTTAGGCCTTCTGCATTGATACCTTTTGTCTTTAGGTATTCAATTTGTTTTGACCTGGTATCACCACTTTCAGTCATGTCATGAAACCAAGTATCAAATAGTTTACTCATCATAGTCCTCCTATATTATACATTCAGGAACATTCAAATTATTATCTAAACAATAACTTTGCAATTCTCTTTTGAGGTTATTAAAATGTTTAAGAGTTCTTCTAACGTGTTGTTGAGAAGCTTCTCCATCCATATGTAAATTTTCAGGTGATAATTCACATGCGATATCTTTCATTAAGTAATCTACGTCACCATCATCTAAAGGAAAAACGATAAGATTTAATTCCCAATCCTTACCATTTTCTTTACCATGATCAATAAAGATACTGTTCCATCTATTTTTTTGATCTACATATGCGTTTAAGTTTTTATATTTTGTCATGTTATGCACTCCTTAAATTAATAGTTTCTAAATGTGGTCTATACTCAACATTCAAGATACAAGTATTTTGACTATCGAATATTGACTCGATACCACTAAGGATAAGCTGTAATGTTCTAGTATGAACAGGTCTTTTACCTTTCTTTTCAAATACGTTAAAAACAATATTATCTTTAGCGGTAGTATCTTTTTTGTTAGTAAAATCTTTTTCTTTACCTTCAAATTTACCATGATATGTTTTTACTTCGCCATTAGCTTTTTGATAAACTATTCTAACGAAACGACCACCGAATGTTTTATGTATCTCGGTGCGGATACCTATATTATTTATTTGCATATTATATGCTCCTATTTTAATTTATCCGAATTAATGAAAAGGATAAGCAACATCGGATGTATTGCTATCCCAACACTTACGACAATCTAGACATGCACCGCCTTGTTTTTGGGCAGGACATGACCAAGAATTACCTAAGAATTTTTTATCAGTTATTACACTTGATGTATTTTTAAAAGTCTCATTCCTTAGCTTACCATTTTTCATAGGTGCTGATATTCTAAATACAATATTGTCAGGCATGTTTAACCTTTCTTTTTTAGCCTGATTTATAAAGCCAATCTCTCTTGTTGGTATCCAAAATTTTGTATCAGGTGATAACTTGGCAACCTCTACAATATTTTTCAGGTGCTGATAACTTTGTAAGTCACCGCTTGCATGGAATCGCATGTATTTTATTTTATAATGCTTCATCTGGTAAGCCATGGCCTCAACCCATTTAGGATTATATAAGCTTTCTAAATGTTTCTTATGAGATACACCAACGCTTCCATTTTTATATCGTAAGTAATTACCTGATTGAGCATAGCAACCCTCACAAGTTGAGCCTTTAACCTTCACAAGCTTTGCACCTGTAATACATTCCCATGCTGATATGTCAAAAGTATACTCAGGCATTTTGGAATTTTGTTTAGTAACGCCACCGCCTGTGACTTCTTTAGCTTCTTTTAATGTTGTAATAGTCATAATTTTTTCACCTTATCCTGTATAGTGTTGGATATATGTTTTATCCTGATTATAATGGTTATCAAAATCTGATAATTTTTCATATAAACTTTCAATTAAATTATCGTTTTCCTTTTGTTGGTATTTTATTAAATGATTGCAGATTATTTCTATTTCTTTAGCATTTAATTCTACGAAAAAATCTTGCCAATCTCTTACATCGTCAGGGTTTTTATATTTATTTATATTCATTTTTTGGCCTCATAGTTAGTTATTTTAACTGAATTTTTATAATGGTTATTGATTTTTTCAGATACTTTTATAATATCTTTTAAAATATAACCTTTATAATTGTACGTAATATTATTAATCTTCAATACATCATTATTAAAAATTCTTATATCCTGGAATTTTTTTTCAGATATATTATATATTTTATCATTAATAATTTTATATACATTGTCGCAATTAGAAAAAAATCTTCCTTTAGTTGCTTGTTTTAATATTTCGATATCAATAACCATTATTAAAAATCCTTATTTTATATTTACTTCAAAACTTTCAGAAGATTTTTTATTTCTTAAAAGTTTTTCAACAGTTGCTACATCTGATTTTAAATAGCCTAAAATTTCAGTAACTTGCTCCTCTGATAAATCATATTGAGAGCTTGCAAGATTTCCTATACCTTTTAAAATACCTTTTCTTACTTTTGGTAATCTTTGGTTAATTAATCTTACAGCTTTTTCTTGTTTAGTTTCTTGTATTGTAGTCATTTTTTCACCTATTTTTTAAAGTTATAAAAAAAGGACTGATGATAGAAACATCAATCCTTGCTTGTATTTTATCCATTGCTTAAAGCGTTGAATAAAATTTGTTGTCAGATACTCAC